GGGCGGTTGTTCGTTAATGCGAGTGGGAATGTTGGGGTGGGCACTACGAGCCCTAGCTTTTTGCTTACTTGCGCCACAAGCGCAGATGGCGTTGATGGAGTATCAGTCGAATCTCCAAGCCTTAATGGCGTCATCCGTTTGCGGGCTGATGGAACAAACGGAAACGCTATTCGGGTGGGAGGCGTAGGCGCTCAAGGGAATACTCTTCGTTTTCTTGTTGGATCAGACGTAGAACGCATGCGTATCGACTCCAGTGGGCGCTTAGGTCTGGGGACTACTTCGCCTGATGCGAATAGCCAGCTTCATGTTGTTGGATCCAGTTATCAACCTTTATACATTAATACCACTGGCACTGGTGGGGGTGGCGCAGCGTTTCTTCGCTCAGGCACTCAAGCCCTTTATGTGGGCACCGCTGGGGGGAGCTGGCTTACTGGGTCTTCGACCGCAGATGGACTTATTCGATCAGAAGCAAATCTCATTTTTGGTATTGGCAACAGCGAACGCATGAGGATTGACTCCTCAGGTCGAGTAGGGATTGGCACTACTGCGCCTGCTACAACACTTGAAGTAAATGGAACAAGTTATGTTACGGATTTATTGATTCGCAATAATGCTGGAACTCCATCCTTGGGAACATCGCCTTGGCTGTATTCACCTGCCAGTGGGGCTTTAGCTATTGCCACCAATGCTAGTGAGCGCGTGCGCATCGACAGCTCCGGCAGGCTCTTAGTTGGCACGTCTTCTGCCTCTAGCGCAGGTGCTTACGCGCAGTTTGGTCTAATCAAGATCCAAGGCAATACTTCGTCGTCAGGCGGATCAGCAATCCTCAATATCGCAAGGGGTGAAACCGCAACATCTATCACAAGCGGCGAAGACCTTGGCGCAATTTCATTCACAGATAGCAGCGGAAACGAGTTCGGCACTATCGTCTGCGCGGCTGATGGAACCGCTGGATCGAATGACTATCCGGGCCGCCTAGTGTTCTCCACTACCGCCGATGGAGCGAGCAGCCCGACGGAGCGGATGAGGATTACGAGCGCAGGAAATGCTTACATTGGTCGAATTGCTGACGGCGATGGACAAGGAATTTCATTACATGCAGATGGTTTTGTCAGGATCAATCGCAGCAGCGCAGTTCCTTTAGTTGTAAATAGAAACGGAGATGACGGAACTCTTGTCGAACTACGCCAAGCAGACGTAGTTGAAGGCACTATTTCTGTTTCCGGAACTACTGTTCAACTCAACGGCGCTCACCTTTCTCGCTGGTCCCAGCTTCTTAATGGCGGGCGCGAAGATATTCTGCGCGGCACTGTGCTAAGCAATCTGGATGAGATGTGCGAGTGGGGTGATCAAGATAATGAACAACTCAACCGCATGAAGGTTTCTGACGTTGAAGGTGACCCGAACGTGTCTGGCGTGTTTGTCGATTGGGACAACGACGACGACACCTACACCGAAGACTTCTACTGCGCGATGACAGGTGACTTCATCATCCGCATTGCCGAAGGTGTCACGGTGCAGCGGGGCGACCTGCTGATGTCCGCTGGTGATGGAACCGCTAAACCGCAGGACGACGACATTGTCCGCAGCAAGACCATCGCCAAAGTGACCAGCACTCACGTCACCTGCACTTACGAGGATGGCAGCTACTGCGTGCCTTGCGTGCTGATGGCTTGCTAAACCTCTTAGTCCTACTCTCTACTGGGCTTGACGCCGTGTTGTAATGTGGTAGGGCAGCGAGTTTCCGGCTCCTGCCCACGGCCACAGTTCCCCAAAAACCATGACCAAACAAGAATATCGTGGCTCGCCCCACACATCTTGGGCTAAAGACGGAAAAGTCTTTTTAGCCAATGAAGAAGACAGTTACTACACCGAAGAGTTCCGAAGCCGCGAAGAACTGGAAGTCTTTATCCAGGAGTTGCGTGCCACCGCTGATAAAGCGTGGCCAAGCTGATTAACCATTCCCCCTTAACGCTCATGACGCGCTCCTTTTGGGAACTCACCAAGGGCTTCAATGCTGAGCGCCGGGAGCGCATAGAGCAGCGTAAAATTGAATTACGCCATGTGTCAAAACAAAGCCAGGAGCCGCTTTCCCAAGGTGTGGTGGAGCGCGACCCCGCGATCTGCTCGGGACAGCTTGTATTTAGCGGCACGCGGATTCCCGTGGCCGTGGTGGTGGAGCAATTGCGTGCTGGCGTCTCTCCCACAGAACTGCAGGAAGACTTTCCTCAACTTAGCCGCACCGCGCTGGACTACGCGGAGATCCAGGCCCAACACGCCAAAGACCAGCTTCAGTAGTTGCTTTCGATACCAAGCATGGGTTGACAGCTTCTGTACAAGCGACTAGTCTGGCCGTCTTCGCCCTCAAACCATGCCCACCACTCTTGCGGAGCTTTGGAGTGCCTTCTTGGAAGAGCGCTCCATTTCTCTATGTCCAACCAGCTTGACTTCCGACTACAGGCAAGTAACAAAATGGTTAAAGCGTTGCCCAATTCAAGACTTAAATGAAGCACGCAAAATCATGATTTGGGTGTTGGGAGAAAAGCCGGTGCTTTCTTCTAGACGCGTCGCAATGTATGCAAAAACAATGTTTCGCTGGGCAGCACAAGAAGACGTGGGTTACTTGGACAAGAATCCTCTTGCAAGCTTTAAAATGCCTAAAGCTCCGCAAAGAAACGAGGAAATTGTTGTAATTCCGCGAGATGAAGTGGGATTAGTCCTTGCAGCACTAGAAGCCAAGCAAACTTATAAAAATGTTAACTGGACTTGGTATACAGAATTTATGCTTCAAACCGCCATGCGAACTGGTGAAGTAAGAGCATTGCGATGGGACGATATCAAGGACAACAAGATTCTTGTGCATCAAAACTGGACCCTTACGCATGGATTAAAAGATAGTACTAAAACAAACAAAAAGCGATGGGTGCCATTGAACAATAAATGTCAAGAAATTATGGCGCAACTTTCTCAAGACAATGAATATATTTTTCCATGGGATCGCTTGGCGTTTCAGAGTTATTTTCGTAAAAAACTGCAGCCATTACACCAAGCAGAGTTAATTAGTCATGCTTATCGCCCTTATGATTGCAGGCACACCGCGATTAGCCGCTGGATTGAGGCGGGCATTCCAGTGCCACAGGTGGCAAACTGGGCTGGTAATACCAGTGAAATTATTTTTAAGCATTATTGCAATACCACCAAGGAGTACGAAATGCCGGAGCTGTAATTTGCTCTTACAATAAAGCAGGCTATTTTGTTAATCATGGCTTCTTCCATTGAATTTACTTGGGGCGTCGCTAATCTTGAGCGCACGCTGTCAGATGGTGTAGTGTACACCATTCATTACACCATTGATGCTTTTGACGGTACTTACCGTTCGGGGGCGTATGGCTCTCTCGGTCTTGAACCGCCTGAGCCCGACTCGCTTATTCCGTATGCTGATCTCACTGCTGAAATGGTAGTGGAATGGACGAAGGAGAAAATTGGCGAGGAGAAAGTGGCTGAAATTGAAGCCGCTCTTGCCGCTCAAATTCAGCAACAAATTGCCCCGACCACGGGCGCCGGCGTGCCTTGGGCTAGCTAATATAGTGCTTTCGCACGTCCACCATTGGCCGTAAAAAGCAAAGTTGGCGCTTCTTCGTCAAAGCGCATTATCATCCGCAAGCCCAAAACCACGAAGCAAGGGCAAGGAAAAAATAGCAAAGCTTCTCATGGGCGCAAGCTCATGCGAGGTCAAGGTAAATAAAGCCAAGGGAGAGCAATGCTCTCCTTTTTTCTTGTTTAAAACAATGCAAGGCTATAATAAAACAAAACAGTTGGGGAGAAAAGGGAGAAATGTATTATCCCGCCACTTACAACATAGTGGTGCTGCAAAACTCCACTTACCGCATGCAGATTACTGCTACGCAAAGCGGCGGCACTCCCATCAATCTTTCTGGATATACCATTGATAGCGATATTTGCGGCGCATTGGACGGAGAAATTGTTGCAAGTTTTGTACCAGCTATTACAAATGCAGCTAGCGGAATTTTTCAATTGACATTGGCGCCAAGTGTTTCTAGCGGACTGGAAGTAGGAATTTATAATTATGACGTGAGTGCCACGCAAGCCGGTGGAGATCGTTATTACTGGCTAAAAGGCGTTTGCACTGTTTCCGGCACTTGTTCTAGGAATTAATCATGCCCGATATCATTCTTACTGTTGTTAGTGGTGAGCCAGTTGCTATTGGTTTGTCCATCCCTGGCGTGCAAGGACCGATGGGACAGAGTACGTTGCCGTCTGGCGGTAGCGTGGGGCAAATTATTGCCAAGGCTACAAGCGTAGATTATGACGCATCGTGGACTTCCACGGCTTCTGGCCTGACGCTTCGTAATTCAACTATTTCCGGCACCACTGTTTTAGGGACCATTTCTGGCGGCACTTATCAAGCGGCAACAATTACTGGCGCCACGATTAATGGGCCAACAATTAATGGAGGCACGGCCAATGGCACGGCATTGTCCAATGCAATTGTTGATCAATGCACTCTTGACAATTCAACGTTTGAAGACGGCACAATTTTCAACGTAACGCTTTCCGGCACCATCACTAACGTAGCCACAGTTAGCAGTGGCACTTATAACAATGCAGTTATCACTTCCCCAACTATTTCTGGCGGCACATTAAACAATGTCACAATTAATTCGCCAACAGTATCCGGAGGTACTTTTGCTTCTTCCACAGTCAATTCCCCCACGCTTTCAGGAGGCACTTTAGCCGCCACCAGTATTTCGTCTTCCGCTTTAATTTTTCCAACCATTTCTGGAACCATCACTGCTTCTGGAGGCGTAACGATTTTTGCCAGTGGCGCATCGATGGGCTTCTTTGGCGCATCGCCCGTCGTCTGTCCATCTGGCATCTCCATTCCTAGTGGCGGTTCTTCCACTGCTGAAGTATTGACGGCCCTAAGCGGCGTCATTCTTGCCTTGCAAAATCTTGGCCTTATTCGTGCATAATTATGGGACAAATTATTGCCAACAACGAACAGTTTGAAACTCACATTCAAGCTGATTGGCGCGGACAACTTTTACAAACAGGACCAGACAGTGGCGTTGTAGATGCATTTGGCAGGGCTCGCACCAGTTCTCCTTATACGCTGTTTGATAGCACAATGCGCTATGACAAACGGCCCGATCAATGGTTTGACAAAATTGTTGGTAGTGGTACATCCACGTTTTTAACCAATCAAAGCAGTGTGGCAATGGCTACCACCACTGCTTCTGGCGACACTGTTTTGCGCCGGACAAAACAAAATTTTCCTTACCAAGCAGGGAAAAGCATGATGATGCTACAGAGCTTTGTTGGCTCTACTCCCACTGCTGGTTTAATTCAAGAAGTGGGGCTATTTAATGATTCTGATGGGGTGATGTTTAGGGCTAGTGGCACTACTTTGCAGTTTGTCATTAGAAGCAATGCCTCTGGCAGCGTGGTGGAAGATGTGGTCAATCAAAGCGCCTGGAATCTTAATACATTGTCTAGCTTGGATATTTCTAAGGCTCAAATTTTCACCGCCGATCTTGAATGGCTTGGAGTGGGAAGAGTGCGTTGTGGTTTTATTATTAACGGCGAAATTGTTTATTGCCACGAATTCAATCATTACAACACGCTTTCCTCTGTTTATATGACAACGGCTATTTTGCCATTGTCCTATCGCATTCACAATGCTTCGGCTCAGGCGTCTGGTCATACGTTTAAACATATTTGTTGCAGCATTTTAAGCGAGGGCGGCTATGAACCAGATGGTCCTATTTATTCCATTGCCCATGATATTGGCTCTGTTCCTAATACATCTGGAGAACGTATCACTGCTGGCATTCGCATGGCTAGTGGCCGCACTGGTAATGTAATTTTGCCTGTAAAAATTTCAACTACTGTTGGAACAAGTGATATTGTTTTGTGGCGTCTGCGTCTCAATCCAACCATCACTGGAACATCGTGGCAGGCCGCTAATAATGGCAGAGGAAACGTGGAAACAATTGCCAGTGGCACTGTGAGCGGCGGCACGATTATTGATTCTGGTTTTGTTGCACAAGGAAGCGCTATTAACTACACAATTGGAGAAGCCATTCGTTTGTCTTTAGGACAAAACGCTTCAGGTGTAAGCGACACGCTTGTGCTTACTGTGGACAGCGATACAAGCGCTAAGGCCCTTGGACTGATTGGCTGGGTAGAAGTGGTTTAATTTGCTTACAATGAAAGAAAGGGCATTTTGAAATGATTGTTCCCGGCAAGCACGATATTACAATCTATCAAGGCGCCACTTTTGAGCTGCAAGTGCAATATAAGGACAATGCTGGCACGCCCGTCAACATGAGCGGCTATACAATTGCTTCTAAGCTATATGATCGTTTGGGGATTAATAAACTCGCGGATTTTACAGTTTCTTACGTGAGCCAGGCTAGTGGTATTTTTAAAATTCGCTTGGCGGCTTCCGGGACAAGTGGCATCACTGAACAAGGGCAATATGATGTTTTAATTACTGAACCCAGCAATGATGCTTATTATATTTTGGAGGGCAATGCATATTTAAATCCTGGGCTAAGCTATAAATGACAGTTATTGTTCAAGAAAGCAATAGTACAGTCGATGTGACGGAAGAAAATGCTTCTGTCATCATTGTTGATCAAGCTGGCAATGAAATAGTTGTCACGGCAAATGATGTCCCAATTGTTGCCATTGGAGCATCGTCTTCTGTTGAATTAGATTTCTTTGGCAATGGTCCTCAAGGCGTGCCTGGCCCTGGAATCATTCCTAGTGGAACCACTGGGCAAGTGTTGGCAAAAACAAGCAATGCAAATTATGACACGCAATGGAAAACGCTAAATATTGCTGATTTAGCCGATGTCAATGTGAGCGCTAAAACCAATGGTAGCGTGCTTGTTTATGATGGAAATAGTCAACAGTTTGTTGCTAATTCTTCTTTCACTTCATTGTCTTTGACTGACGGGGGTAATTACTAATGGCGAATACCATTCGCATTAAGAGGCGTGCAAGTGGTGCCGCTGGTGCCCCCACGAGCCTGGCAAATGCCGAACTTGCTTTTAATGAAGTTGATGACGTTCTTTATTACGGCAAAGGCACTGGTGGAGCAGGAGGTACTGCCACTACTGTTGAGGCGATTGGTGGAAGCGGAGCGTTTGTTACGCTAACTGGCAGCCAAACTATTAGTGGTAATAAAACTTTTACTGGCACTGTTTCGTTTTCTGCTGTTAGTGGATTAACTACGATTGGTGATGCCACGATTGGTGGCAATCTTACTGTCAATGGCACCACTACAACTGTCAATAGTACAACTGTTCTTGTAGACGACAAAAATATTGAACTTGGTAGTATTGCAAGTCCCAGCGATACTACTGCCGATGGTGGCGGCATCACCCTTAAAGGCTCTACAGATAAAACTTTTAATTGGTCTAATGCCACTGATGCATGGACTAGTAGTGAGCATTTAGACCTTGCCAATGGCAAAGCCTTTTATATCAATGCCACGCAGGTATTAAGCGCCACTGCCTTGGGCGCGGGCGTGGTTTCGTCAAGCCTTACTAGCGTTGGCACGATTAGTGGTGGCACGTGGCAAGGCACGGCTGTTGCAGTGGCCTATGGCGGCACTGGTGCTGCCACTGCTTCCGGAGCCCGCACCAATCTTGGGCTGATTATTGGCACAAACGTGCAGGCTTATGACGCAGATCTTGCGGCATTGGCGGGCGTTACGTCTGCTGCTGATAAAGTGCCCTATTTCACAGGCACTGCCACGGCTGATGTGGCTACGCTCACCAGTTTTGGCCGTAGCCTCATTGACGATGCTGACGCTGCTGCTGCCCGCACGACGCTTGGTCTTGGCACCATGTCCACACAGAATGCCAATAATGTGAGCATCACTGGCGGCAGCATTGATGGCGTAGAGATTGATGGTGGTTCGTATTAGGGCTAAGATGGCGGCAAACGCTTTCTTTCCATGAATCCTGAACTGTGGCCTGACAAATGGTATGAGCAAAAAATTGAAATGATCTCTGAAGCTCTTCAGGAGCTTCTTACTGATGGCGATGCAGCCAAGGCCAAGCAAGGGCTGATTGATTCCATTGCTTCGTGGACCAGTTATCACGAAGAGGAACTGGCCAAATGGAACCGGCTTAAAGCTCTTCTGGGCCTTTGAGCTGGTAAGTGATGCGAAGCTCTCCTCCGAGGGCCTTCACAGCCTCGCTGGCATCCGCTGGCAGGGCTTTCTCAATCATGACAGACGGAACAATGGCATTAGGCAAGGGCGTGACAATGGCATCAGGAAAAAGCTTTTTAGCTTGATCAGCCAAAGCATTGGCTTTTGTTTCTCTTTCTTTTTTTTCCCATTGTTTTACTAATGCTGCCGCTTGCTCGTCCACTTTTTCCATGACAATTTTGGTTTTCCATTCTGCCCAATCTGGCCGGCAATAAGCCATGAACATTTTGAACCATGGTTGAAAAGCAAGAGAGGGCCGTTTTGTAACGGCCCACAGTCCTGCTTCATAGCACAAAGCATTAAACCAGCTTTGGCCGCTCATCCTTCTTGGAAAACACTGGCAAAGACGGTGCCAGCTTTAGTGAGAGGCAGAATGCGATCACGAAGATCAATATTATGACAGCGCACGCAACCATGCGTTGGGAAAAGAGGTTGCTTGGGTGCCCATGCGCCAGGCCAGCCGCATGCACTGCCGCCCCCATGAATCATCAGACCGGCGCGGCCAATGCCAGTTTCTTGCCCTTCTAAATCAATTAAATCAAAACTATACCAACCGTAGGCCATAAGAGTGCGATCATAGGCGGGCTTATCTTTCTTGCTTTCATAGTCTTTGTAAATGGCACCAATTTTATAAACGCCAGGCGGCGTGTCAGAATTTTGCAGCTTAAATTCATTGTCAGAATATTGCCCGCGAGCAAGACAAGGAATTTCCCATAAAAATTCGCCTTCAAAATTAAAGGCTTTCATTGTTTCACTTATGTCATTAACAATGAGATGGGAATCTCCCTTTTTAAAACCAAACTGTTGGGGCTTTTTCTTGGGACCAATCATGATAATTTGCGTTGATTCAGGGGCATATTCTTTCATTAGCTTAGACAGTTTTATTGGATAGTCAGGATCAGTGGCATAGTGCTGCTCCTTTAATGCACGGGCCGCTGCGTAACGATTGGGCGCATTGTTGATACCTTTGAAATGACGATAGTCTTTATACCAGCGAGTGACAAGATAATCAATGCATGCAGCAAGGCTGGGAAAATCAATAAAACCAGCCTTAATGGTCACCCACTGACCGTCGTACCATTCTTGAGTGGTTGTGGCAGTGCCAGGTCCCTTCAAGCCAAGATAATTGTTTTTGCCACTGGTGTGCTTACCAAAGCCACTTTCTAAGCAGCATTGTGCTGCGACAAGCTCGGGATAGCGAGCGCCGCAACGACGGGCTGTCTGGAAGCATTCATTCCAGAACGCCCTACTATCAGCCCACATGACTAAGCCTCAGCCCTTCACGCGGAAAATAGTCTTCAGTCCTTCCAGAAGAAGCTGGAGCACGTTGTTGCTTTTCCAAGGGGAACGATCAAGAATTTGATCTGCAGCAGCAATTAAAATGCCACCAATAACAAACCATTCAGCGCCGCTCATTGTTTGATAAGCGAATTTATATTTACAGCCTAGCGTCGAATTTCTAAAGAACGCACCCTAGTTTCAAGAGTGGTGATATTTTCCGTAAGAGTGTCAAGCTTTTCCGTGATACTTTCAATTTGCGTGGCCACCTTAACTTGTTGGTTCCCTACTGTAATTAACATTGCTCCAGTGGACAGCAGCATGCCAGCCGTCAATGTGGCTACAAAATTTGCAAGACCTTCTTGAAAATTTTTCATTGATAGCAGTGCATTTATTAATTATAAACATTCTCATTGAGGCAAATTGAGCCGTTAGATTAGTGGCAAGAAAATTAAATATGCTCCCATGCAAGTAGCGAATGGTCCCGATGAGCTGTTACATTCTCTCATTGAACTTCGCCCTGGAGATGCACGACGCCGATTTAGAAAAAGCATTTTTGAAGACTATCCACTGAAAGGACCGTTCGGGCAGTGTGCCTGTGCCTACTGCGGCAAGTGGAACGAAAAGCTTACTTTGGACCACATTGTTCCCAAAAGCAAGGGAGGTCCACATTTTGCAAAATATAATTTAGTGCCATCTTGCAAGAGCTGTAATTTAGATAAAGGGGCAGAGCGTATTTTTGAATGGTGGAGGCCGCAACAATTCTGGACGCCTCGTCGAGAAGAAATTTTGACGAGCTGGGTGCATTGCCATAGCTTTGTCAGTGCCCACACCTCCCTGCAAGATGTGGAAGCATATGCCGAGGATCGCGGCCTTTATATTCCTTCGCAAGAAAAAGCCCCCATTGTCGGGGGCTTTCTATTAGGAACAGTTTGCGCTGCTTAGCAATCGTTGATAGGAGAGAACATGGGCTCATCAATGGCCCTTTCTCCAATGCGAGCGCCAGGCATGGGGCAGAAGCCGTCTTTACAATTGTTTTCAATGGCATCAAGGGCTTCCTTCTCTTGCTCCATTTCCATGGCAAAGATGAGAGCCTTTAGATACCACTTGGCTTTCTTTAAATCTTCCAGGCCGTTTTTATTTTCATAGCGCCAAACATATTTGACGATATTGCCCTTGAGAAAGCCGCGAAAGGCTTCAGGGCTCATGCAAGCTTCTAGTGCTTCAATGGCCTCGATGCCACCAGATGCATAGTGCATGGGGCTGTTAACTGGATCAAACACTTTAGGGCGACCTTCAAAAGGAACAGTCATTGGCTTCAAAAGCATCAAAAGCCTCTCGGAACAGAGGCCGTGCCAGCAAGGATAGTGCCTGAGCATAGGCTTGGATTTCACCTTGAGCATCTGCTGGTGAGCGAAGGCTGATGAAATGCAGCAATGCTTGCAAACTACAGGTCCAGGTGAAGGAAGTATAGAGCGACGTGGGCAGTACGCCACGAGCTTGTTCTTTACTCACACCAAGCGCCATGAGCGTCTGATAAGCGCCTTTGGCGGCCTGCAAGCCCTTGGCATATTCAATCATGGCTATCTCATTGGAGCGGCCTTCCAGGGGGCCGGCTGAGGCTTGTTTATTGCTATCGCTTTGCTGGCGAAACTCACGAGGCATGTAAAATTCTTCACTATCAGCTTCACAATATCTAAAGCTTTTTTCGTTCCAGCCCAATTGGTCATTGGCATAAGTGCCGCCAATAACGTGCTTCCACCATTGCCGAGCAATGAAGAGAGGAGCTTTTACTTGCCACTTCGTTACAACACCACGGAACGGGCTGGTATGTTGATGCTTAACTAAATAATTCAGGAGTTTTTGGTCTTTCTCCGACCATTCAGCGCTGCTTTGGCCAAAAGATTGGCGAGCATCGCAGACGATATCAATAGAACTGCCCATCCAGTCAATAAGACGCACAAAGCTGATGCCATCGTTCAAAGGATCAATAGAGGAGTTAATGGGAGCCATGAAACAGAGAGGCCGGGCGTAAACGCTGCAAGCTGATTGTAGGCGAGATCTTGGTTTCTGAATGCCAGACAACTACTGCCCGTTTCTTTCCACCATTAAAAACAAAACCAATGAGAGTACCGACAATGCTAGTCAGCATCCATCCTGCTGCTGTTGGCTGCACATATACCACTTCTTCTCCAGGGCACCATTCGTGATCGCGCGGGGTGTGTGGAAGCTGAAATGGACGGTGCTCCGTAGCTTTAATTACGGCTTTCTTTCCATCGTCCACCTTGTAAACAAACTGTCTGCCATAGCCCCTCCTGGTTAGGCTAAAGCAAACAGTTTTGGAATAATGTCCACGCATTTCTCTATTCCAGTAGAGTTAAGCTATCAAGGCCGTCCTTACATTGCTGCCATGGGTCCGTTTGAACGCAGTTTAGAAAGAGACTTCGCTTTGGCTGCCAATAAGCGTGCCATTGCAGAATGCTCTGACGTGGAAAAACTGCGGGAAGTGGCAGTAAATTTAATGGAAGGTTGGTCCAACATGCAAGAGGCTGTGGGCTCGTTGGTTAAGGAAAACCTGGAGCTGCGTCAAGCCATGTCCGTGAAAGAATGGGATTTGCAAGCTGCTGCTGAACTGCTCGATGAAGCTACGCAAATGGTCAATGACGAAGTGCAGCGGCAATCTTCTCAAGCCAAAAGGCGTCTTTGGCCGTTTGGCTAGTCAATAAAAACACTCTCCATCCTCCCATTGTGGCGAGGTTGAACTTTCGGGCATCACGCTCATAACCACTGCCGGTAACGTGACGGCCTCGATTGAAAGTTCCGCCTTGGATTTCAATGAGGCTATTGGATGGGAGGTGAGCGAAGTCAGCCCGATAACGCTTAGATCGTTTTGATTTTGCATAGCGCTCTTGAAAATCAGCTTCCCAAGTGGGAACATCACTGAATTCTCTGATCAATGTGAGATCGGGATAGTGAGCTTGCCACAGTCCGAGAAACTGATCTTCAAGGGCACTCACGCATCAGACGGCAGCGAAAGATACTTTAGCGCCTTGATTCTGATACTTTCCTTTGCCATAGGCTTGGCCTACGTCGCCAGAAAGCTGCATAAACATGATTTGCACTATGCCTTCATTGGCATAAATGCGAGCCGGAAAAGCCAGGGGATTGACAATACAAATAGTGAGAAAGCCAGACCAACCAGGCTCAATTGGCGTAACGTTAATGATGGTGCCTTGACGTGCATACGTACTTTTCCCATCGCATATGCCCATCACATTGTTGGGCATCGTGATGCGTTCAAGACTAACGCCTAATGCGTAGGAAAAAGGAGGCAAAACAAAAAATGTGCTGCCAAGTTCTTCGATAGGCGTGGCTTCATACATCATGCTCTCATCAAAACGCTTCACATCCAGCGCCCTGACTTCCTGGTTGTTGTTGATGACCATGAAGCCCTTAGGGGACAGGCGAAGGTCGTAACCAGCGTGCGACAGGCCATAGGACAATGCCTTGGTGCCATTGTCAAGCTCACGGCGCTTTTCGCCAGTGAAGGGAAAGATAATATCGTTTTCAGCGAGGATGCTGATTTCTTTGTCAGCGAGAAGCATCGTTTGAAGAGCGAGAGAACAAGCCCATAGAGAGCCAAACAAGAATTGCGGCAGGCCAAAAGGGCACAGACGGCCAGATTGACTGGACCGCCCATGCCCCTAAACAAGCCGCTCCAAAACTAATGCCTAAAACAATGGCCACTGCCAAAAGGTAGATGGGCCAATCAATAGGCTCGGAGCGCTTCATGATCAGAACAGATCGTCAGAAGACGAGGAGCGGCTGCTGCTGCCAGCGCCGTTGCCATCGTTCTTCCAGAAGCTGGAATAAGCCTTAGGGCTGTTCTCCATCTTGTTGACGGTCACTTGCCCTTTGAAATGAGGGGAGGTGTCCTTATCGCGCTTGTCGTTGTCCCACAGCGCCACGCGGAAGCTGTAGTTACCCTGGGCGTTAGGGCCGGCTTTTTTAGCAGCATTAAGAATGTCGGGGGTGAGATCGACAGTGCCGCTAAACACGGGAAGGTTGCCAGAGGGCATTGTTTGTTCCTCAAAGGAGTGTAGTGGGCCCTGGACGGGCTGCTCCAGCTTAAGCCCGTTTCACCAAAAGACTATGTCCCGCGATCTATAGAAATTGTTAAGGGCATCCCGCCTGGATAGTGGTCGAAGAAATACTGTTGCGTCTTTTGCACCATCAGCCCCGCTTGCATGGCAAGCTCCCCTGCCGACAAGCTCACCACTTGCGCTTCCTGACCTTTCTCCGTGTCGGGATCATAAATGGCGATGGCGCAATGCGCTTCATTAATTTCAATGTCATACATCTGCTCAATGGCCTGCACATAGGCTCCGAGCTGCATGCGATAATCGGCTAGCTGTGTATCAGGCTTTTGCTTGTAGCTGGTCTTCCAATCGAGCAGCGCATAGTCACCATTATTCATCTTGGCGAGCATGTCAAACGTGCCTGAATAGCCAATTTGTCTGGCATTGTCATACCAAGCGATGGCGCTTTCAATGAGAAGAGGACTATCTACTTTCTCAAGGAACGATGAAATGGAAGTGAAATAGGGCACGTAGTTTGGATGGGAATCAAGATGACAATTCACATCCTCTCCATTCCATAGATCCTCCAACACGCCATGCAGCCAATTGCCACGATCTACGGCATTACGAGTGCGGCGATTCGCTTCCGCATCGCCCACTTTCTTGCGCCAGTTCATGAGCGCCGCAATTTTGCCAGGGGGCGAACACGCGCTCGCAATAGTCGTCACAGAGGGCAAAACACACCCTCCGGGGACATTGGGAAAATCGTCGCAAACGTAGTATCTCTTTTTGTTGATCTGCAGCCGGTTGGGTTCGTATCGTGCGAGCTTGGGCATCATGAGCCTGTTTAGACACAGATCGTAACAGGCCATCAGCGGCTGCCATAGCTCTTCGTGCAATAATTTCCATTTTGGTACGTATTAAGCGGACAGCTTGCACCCGGCGATGCTGGTATCGACCATTTGGTGCGATTACCGTAGCTTGGCACGCAATATCCAGACGAGGAATAGTAGCCAAGAGGGCAACTATTGCCACTTTGCTGAATAGGAAATGTTTGCGCCAATGCGGAGAATGGCGCTGCTGCAATGCAGCAAATGGCGAGAATAGTTTTCATTTTTCGTTTACGTCCCAAAAGTAATCGCAGCCTTCTTCAGTGAATGGCGGCGTGCCGAAATAGCTTTGCCAACGATCAGCAGGCGCGAGATAACGCCAACAATTTTCGCGGACAGGACATTCGCCCCCTTCGCACATTGCAATGTCAGGCATGAGGATTTTGTTTGAAATTTGAGCAAGGTATTGGCGATCCACAAGAGGATCGTCAGCAAGAACTTTGAAAACAGCAGCAATGCGAAGATCGCTACTGAGGCCATCGTCAGGCCAATTCCAAAATGCCTCGTGGCATTTGTCAAGGAGGGCTTCATGATTCTTCATGAACGATGGTTGATGGGCGAATACTTTCCATTTCTTCTAGAACGGCAGCAAAACCATCAATAATGTTGCTGTCGCAAAAGCCAGCCCCACGGAGGAAGTGGGAAAAGTTTTCAATCACTTCACGACAAAAATTAGTGTCGGAAGTCATGGTTAAATGGAGATCGCCTTCGCGATAGCCATAAGTCCATTTTCCTATCGGGAAATCATGGTCCATAGCAAATAAACGAGGAGGGCAACGATAAGGGCAATGAGAAAAACCAAAAGGAAAAGTCCTAATGGGTCATGAGCCAAATAAGGCGGAAGGAGATTCAGAAATGGGAAGTCCATCGCTGTCTAAGCACAAGGATCCAGCAAAGGCCCGCGCAAGGCGGGCCGCTGCCAGGTCTATTGCTTTTTTGCGACGAACGCTGCCACTTTGGCTGCCATCTCGTCCACTGTTGTGGCCGCAATGATGATGTCCAGCTCAGCTCGCATATCGGCCTTAGTAATGCGAATTTGCTGGTCCTTCGCCCAGAGGGTGACCATGGCAGAAACAACATTGCCAAAATGCTGCCAGCTCTTGATTTCCGTGGCGCGGGTCATGCCAAGTGTGTCAAGGGCAGCTTTGCCAGCAGTGAGGCTGCGCTGTTCATCTTGGTAGCCCAGCGGATCGGCTTTGCAGAAGCTTGTCAGGGCCTCTTTGGCATCGAAAGCGGCGGCAGGAGCTGCCTCTGCTCCAGCATCAGCAGCATCTGCTGCAACTGGCGCTTCCTTCTTGCTTCCCCGCGTTGCAGGCTTCGGAGTTTCCTGTTGGAGCGCGAGTTTGGTCGTTGCTTTTTCATCTTCCTTGGGAATGTCCTCGCCTGCATAAAGACGCAGGCCGAGGCCAGTGAAGGTGGCAATACACTTAACGGCAGCACGCTGGCAGTTGTCGCTGATAGCGCGACCATCAAGCTGTTGGATGGCATTGTGCTTGCGGTCCATCACGGGAAAGATCAGCGCCACTGTGCGCTTGATGCCGTCCGTCAAATAAGGGCGCAGATAATAGTAGCCAGGTCCGCCAAACACCACTTCGCCAATGGTCTTTTCTTCAAAAGCCACGAAGAGGGCGGGGAAATGCTCCTTGAGGTAGCGGTAGGCAAATGGCCACGACAGATAGGACAGGCCCTTGTAATCCTTTTCGATGTGGGGGCCAATGTCAGGGGTGTCGTAAGCCTTCTTGAATTCACCAGCAGTGATTTCCAGAGGGGCGAACACACCGTTGTAGCGATCCATCATTGCTTGTTTGGAAAAGTCGTCCATTTGGGAAAAGTCGGAAGGAGAATAAAGCGTAAAGGAACTGGTCATTCGTAAATAGTGCGTTTCTCTTTGGCGTCATCGCCATAGAACAGGACAAACTTCTGTTCTATTTCTTCGTTGGGGAAAACGAGAGAGCATCCTGGCAAAGGCCAATCCGGCACCACGCGAACATCATTAATGGGCTCTTCGTAGTCGGGGTTGTAGCCCTCTTCAAAGCAACCAAGCTCCCAAACTAGTTTGACTTCTCCATCGCCATGGGAAATCAAAAACTGTTCGGCTGCGTTTTTAAGCTGAGAAACTTTCATCGTCAGCAAGCAGAGAATCAGGGGAGTTGTTGAGGGAGACGGCATAGTCCTCAATCAAAGAGAACGCACCATCCGCGAGAGTGGCGCTGCCTTCCCAAACGGGGGTGGAACGCACAAGACGCTCCATGGTTTCGCTCAGGGACAGACGCGCCTCATGGGCGATGTTGGTGAGATGGAGAAAGGCGGTGTCAGTCATCGTGAAATGACGCCCTTTCTTGGTCTCCCCGTAGCCAGGTGGTTTTACGGGCAATGCAATCATGGCCAGCATGGACAACGTGGCCATGTTAGCCATAGTTCCCTGGGGCGTCAACCACGGGCTTTCTGAAGCTCGCCTTAAGAAACAGCAGGGGGCTTACAGGACGGCTTTTTCCTGCTAGAACCGCCCTATCTCTTGCTACGCCATGGCATTTTCTATTCTGGAGCACCTCGGCAAACTGGAGCCCAGCGATCACGCAGGCAAATATATCTGCCCAGCATGCGACGGAAACGACTTTTCCGTCAACGAAGAAACCGGCGCATACAACTGTTTCAACGACACCTCTGCCAAACATCGCGCTGAAATACGCAACGCCATCGCGCCATTAGAACGATGGGAGCGTCCGCAGCGCCCCTATCAAAGATATACTTTTCCCTACGCAAACCGTGACGGCGCAACGGTTCTGGAGGTGGTGCGCGACGATTCGTCGGGCAAGAAAAGCATTCGCCAGCAATATCCAACCATTCCCTCTGATGTACAAAAACGCAAGAAAGTAATTGATGAAATTAGAACAAACATACTGCCCTATCGCTATCAAGAAGCCCTTGATTTTTCTAAGGCAAATAGTCTTCCAATCTTTGTTGTTGAAGGCGAATTGTGTTGTGACAGGCTTTGGGAAGTAGGGCTTCCTGCTGTTACTTTTCTTGGTGGCAGTGGGCAATATCGAAGCAACGGTGACTATTCTTTACTGTTTCGCCAGCACCAATTAGTTCTTTGCCCAGATCGTGATGAGCCTGGCGTTGCGCTCATGCGCGAAGTGGCGGCTGATAATCCTGGCTCACAGTGGCTCTATGCGGAGCCGGACAGTTTTGAATGGGAAAGCCTGCCACAAAACGGCGGCTATGACATGGCCGATTGGTTGGATGACGGTGCCGACCAAGAACTGATTCTTGCCTCCATCGTCTTTAAAGACCGGCACGAAGGCCGCGACGGGCGGCCCTCTTTTGAGGAGATTATCGCCACATTTGAACGCATGGTTGGCCTTTACAACAACGATGCGAGAGTAATTTTTGAAGCGAGAGAGTGGCTAACGCTTCATGAAGTGAAGATGCCAGCCACGGAAGTGGAGAAGCTCCTGGCTGAAGCAAGGTCTCGCGTGCATGGCCGCGAGGAGATGGAAGTGATGGACGCCAAGACCATCGCCATGTCTGAAGATTCTCGCGCTTGGACCATTGCAGGCATCCTGCCGGAGAGCAGCGTCATGCTGCTGGCTGCAGCGCCTGGTAGCGGCAAGAGCACGCTTCTGTACAACTGGGCATTGCACGTTGCCACTGGCTCTCCATGGAGCCGTCGCCGTTGCAAGAAAGGCAAATCTCTCATCATTCAATGCGACGAGCCAGTGGTCGATGCTGCAGAAAAGATGCAAATTATTGGCTACGACGACAACGAAAATTTAGACAAGGGCGACATTGGTTTTATTGACCGCTGGCGCTTCAATAACATCCCTCAGCTTTTGTCTTATATCAAAAAGCATCGCCCGCAGCTCATCATGATTGACAGTCTCACCTCCTGCCTTGCTGGCATGGACGTGGATTTGATTCGCTCTGACGCTGGTAATTGCATTTACGAACTCCGTGACATTGCCAATGAATATGAATGCAGCATTGTCATCCTTCACCACTTAAACAAAAGTGGTGGCATTCGTGACAGTTCCAGTTTTGAGGCCAACGTCAGCGAAGTGGTCAAACTGTATCGGCAGGACAACAATTACGACACGACGCAGTTCATCTTTGAATGGACGAAGAGCCGAAGTGGCCTGGCTGGGAAGCATTTCCTACGGCGAGACCCAGCTACGTATGGTTGGTTTTATGAAGGGCCAGTCAATGGCGGCAGGGATGATCTTGATCGTTTGGTGCAGGCCGTTGACACGCAGAACACGCGACGGTTTGACCGCATGGCATTGTCCCGGCACGTAAGCAGCTTTGATAGCAATTTGGCTGGCCGTCTTGCTGAACAGGCCCGCCGTCAAGGGCTGTTAACTAGCAGCTTTAACGTGGGTCCGAATGGTGAGCGCACCCGCCTCTACCAATCATGGAACTATAAAGAAGAAGATTTCACTGTTGCCGCTGCTCCTGAACCTATCGTTGAAGACGACGATATCTGGTTCTAGTCAATAGTGAGGGAGGCTCTGTAGCTAGCCTCCCCGCCGTCTACCGCAGCGGACGACTTATTAGATTGTAAGAAATATTTGTCATTGCCATGAAGATTACTTGGAACGATGAGCCAACGGCGCCTGAAGCGCCGTTTTTTGCTGCACCTCAAGCGGAAGAAGAACTAGAGCCTCTCGATGAAGAGGAAGAGGAGGAAGAGGAGGATTCGCCAGCGTGCTCCTGGCGGGGACAGGGCTTTGGCTCTTGAGCGTGTGCCATTCTGAGCACTGGCACAATTGCGCTTGGCCGGTGTGCTTATAGTGGTTCCGGAAAGTCCCGCGAGTAACCACTCACCAAAGCGAGCTTCTCCAGCCTCCCTGGCCTTCTAGACCAAGCGTAGCCCCCAAGGGCGGAGCGCTCCAGACCCAGGCCAAAACTCCCTAAAAACAACGGGCTAGACGAGGCCATAAACCTCCGCCAGGCCGGTCAAGACATAGTGGAGCCCCCAAGGGCGGAACGTGCAGGACAAAGGCCAAAGAAGCCTTCAAACAAAAATCCTGCTACTAGCATTGCAACGATTAATTCCAAACAATGCTTAACGCTCCGCGCTCTGTTGACCACTTGCCCTTGCTAGTGCATAACGGAGTGGAAATTCAGCCAATTATTCATTACGGCTTTTCATCGCCTAATAAAGGGCCACGTCCAGCTTCTCGCACTCTCTATGGAGCACGCGATAACAATGGAGAGCGCCATTGGCGCTCTAGTCTTGACGAAATTCAACAATTAATAGATAAAGGCTTTGCTATTGACAATGCTGAGCAATGACCAAGCTTTCTGCTGATGAAATTAATCGTCTCATTGACGAAAAAATTCGCCAGCACGAAATTAGAGTGGCTCTGACAAGCGGCGCTATTGGCGCCGCTCTTTTTCTAGGCATCTTTCATGCCATTGGTTTATTGAATCATGACCTTCGCCCCTGAATTTCCGGCATCCCAAGAGTTGTCTGATAATGAATGGCAAGAACTTTGCAAATTGAAAGCTGCCATTGATGAAGCTCCGGCCACTGTCGTGGCCTCGCAAATGGAACGTTTCACTGAGCTATTCGTGCGTACTCTCCATGGAAAGGGAGATACAATGCATGGATGAATAGAAAAGCGTATGGCACGGCCTGAGATTACGTTTGGCAGTCCAGAAGAGGAGCTTGAATATGCTTCCAATGCATTGAAGAAAGCTGGTATTTCTGAAAGCCAGTTTGAAGCAGTTCGTGACACGCAAGTGCATGGTGGTACTGGTGCAGCAGGCTATAGCAAAGATATGCTTGGCCTTAGGCGATGGATGGTGCAAGAATTATTGGCGGCGTCAATGAGCAATCGCCAGATTGCGAATGTTCTGAAGCTAAGTAAAGAAACAGTCAATGGTGACAGGAAGTTTAATCGCCTGCTTTATACAGAAGAAATTTTGAAGAATCAAGACGTGCATCGAGCACGTCTTCTTAAAGAGCAAATGGACCTTAAGGACATGGCCCTACAAAGCTTTGAGAATAGTAAAAAGAAACGAATTATTACAATGTCTGACAATAACGGGCAAAGTAATGAAACAGTGAGGCTTGAGGAAACTGCTGGTGATTCAGCATTTTTGACAGTGGCAAAAAATAGTCTCGTAGAACAGGCCAAGCTATTGGGCCTCCATGAGGCCCGGCCAGCAGAACAGCAAGACACCAGCTACAGAAAATTCCTCCAGGATTTGTCCACAACCATTCAAAAAGAAAAAGAATCTAAAGCTACAGAGGAACGCAGGGAGAATGCCCTGCCCGCCAGTGCAGAGGCTATCAGTTTCGACCCATCGCCAGAAAACGAGCCATGGCCCGAGACGATGCCTTTACAAACAATTAATGAAGATGACTATTGACAGGCATGGCTAGCCTGTGCATACTGCCATAGTTGCCAGATCCTCTTGGACTCTTCCTTCTCCACCGTCAATGACTTCCTGCGCCAGGCAACCGATGCCAAGGCCAGTAAAAAGGAGGCTATCGCCTCCTCCATCTCCCCTCACCTACAGGATCCTGGTACTGTTGGCGTGCCTCCTAAGTTTGCCAGGAGCATTGACCATCTTGTTAGTAACTATGGCGATGAAGCCTATCGGCAAATTGCGTTATTTGCCCTTGGTAAGTGGTTTGAGGCCCATACTGAAGCAGCAGAGGATCTCTTTGACAATAGTCAGCTTTCCGAAGCCTGTGCTTGCTTGATGGACGCCACGCGCATCAGCGACAGTCTTCATCTTGTTTGTGAAGTGGGCAGTCTTGGCGGCAGTGAAGACTGGAAGGAAATGCTGGAGAAAGAAATCAGTCAGGCCATTTTGGAAGACATTGAAGAGCGATGAACGTCTGTCGCACCTTCCTGATCATCACTGCTGACGGCCAGCGCATTGCCCTTGGAGCCATTTCTCCTAAACAGGCAGAGCACTTCCTGGCCGTTATACGGCCTGATTTGAAGGTGGCATTGGTGGAAGAAATTAAACCATTGCCAGAGCCTGAGCTGTGATGCGCCTTTCTTTTCATTGCAACAGCACAACTGGCCATCTCCGTATTGGCAAGCTATGCATGGTCTGGCGAAATGCAGTGCCTAGCGGCACTTTCATCTATGGGAATGGTTATGAGCATCTTTACAATTGTTTTGGCGAAACTTCCCTATCCTGGGGCAATCGTTCTTTTCTTTTCCATTGAACAATGGACGGGCAACTAGCGCTCCTGACGGAGCTTGTTCCAACAGTGCATATATGCATCCCTCCTGAACTGGAAGAAGATGCTAGGGCATTAGCTGCAGAAAACCCGCCCATTCATCCTGCATGGGCTAAGGCCAAGCGTCGTGGCCGGCATTTTGTCATCAGCACCAACAATCTCGATGACATTTCGGAGATCGCAGACTTTGCTCGCTGCTGCATCGAGGAACCGGCTGCTCCCCTAACGAAGGCTAAGCGGCAGGCCCTCCAGATCCTCCTAGACAGGGCTTATAGACATGCTGAGCTGGAGCCTATGGGGCATTGCCATTGCATGGCCGTGAAGTGGCGGGAGAAGCCGCTGAGCACTGGCGTAGTGGCTAAACACTTGCGGAGCAATAAGAAACGCTAATCATTGCAGGGCTTGACGAGGAAATGGCTGGCCTGTAAATTGCCAGCAAGCAAGACCGATCTTGCCTCGTTTTTCAAACCATGACTGCTTCCTCTTTTTATCGACCATTGGCTAAGGAAGGCATTAGCGCCTTCAATGTCAGAGGCCAAATGATCATGAGCATGGGCGAGCCCTTGGTTCAGCGCCATTTCACTGTTAATGAACTGCAGGAATTTACCTGCACATTAGAAAAGGCTATTGAAGAAGAGCCTAATTTCACGCAACGTCTGGCATTGCAACGTATTCTCTGCTGCTTTGTCGTGAGCATTGACACGCTTAAGGAAAACCACGAAGAATTCATACAATATGCTCCCACTGGCGCTGATCTTGAAGAATATCTGACCAGCTATTGCAAAGCAATCAAAGGCACCTTCTAATGGCAAATATTAATCATTTGCATGATGTGGTGTTTGACTACATCGAAGATGGAAAAGCCCATCAGCTCTTGCCTGACTTTATGCAAGTAGTTAATGAGCTTTATGATTGCTATCGAACCAAGGAGCAAGCATTAGCTCCCGTGGTCAGTCGTCTTTCTTCTCTTGCTTTTGAACCATGAACATTCCTGCATTTAAAAACGATGGTCATGAGGCTGAATATTGGCACATCTTTGACCATTACAAAAGCCGCTACCTTGACTGTCTTCAAGATGTGAAGGAGGCCATGTTTCCTGGCTATTCCTACACGCAGCTCAGCGGCCCTCTCGTTGATTGCATTCGCCATGTTGCCGATGAAATTATTTATGCAGCGACAGACGACTTTGAACGGGCTCATCCTGAATACAAGGGCGACGACGCTGGCTTCTATGTAAGACCAGGCAGTCTTAAGGACAGCATGCAAGAAGCCCTAAAAGACTTTTGGCATGGAGACATCAATGACAATGGAGGCAAGAATAATGATAATTCCTGAAGACTACGAAAACGATCCGCTGCTGGATTGGGACTATGAGCAACGGAAACAACGTCCGCTTACGTTGCAACAATTGGAAGATCGTCTTGCTTTTTGGCGAGAGCGACAAAACACTCTTTACCTGGAGCTTTACCGTGCCGCCACTTCCATATAGTTATAAGCTGCAACGATTCAATGGCAAAAGTAAAACGTGGGAAGATATCAATATTGTTGATGGCATTCCAGACCTTCGCGAAACAATCGAAGCTTTAGAAGCCACTGTTGACATGCAGCGCATCAAAATGCTGCATATGGCCAATGCCGTTGCCAATCAACTGCCGGACAGGGATAAATTCTTTGCTGACTTTTTAGGCCCTGACGAAAATTCTCCATCCGAGCCTCCCCTTCCATAGTCAATCCTCTAAAGCCCCATCAGGGGCTTTTTCTTTTGTCCATGAATGGTCGCCAGGGATGGGCTCAGTGCCATATTCCCAATCGTCATATTCCTCCCCGTTCCTCAGCCATCGCGCTAAACGCTCACAATCTTGCTCAGGCGACAGTTTCATGCCCCGGCCAGCAATGTATAGGCCGAGTCTAGCTGGCTTCGTATAGGCAAAAAGAAAGGAGGGCTTTCGCCCTCCTTTCCCTTTGTGTGGCCTCCGATACGACGGCTCCCATCGAGCCCTCCTCCAGAAGATCAGCAATGGGGACAATGCGCCTCGCAGGGAACCATGATAGACCCTTGGCCGAACCATACAGTCTGGCCCGCATTGTCAGTCGCGCTTGTCCTTACGGCCCGCCTTGCGACGGGAGCAGCGATTAAGCCGCCTAAGCCGACCACTTCCTTACTATACACCCCCATTGGCCGTTTGGTTCACAGGGAGCTTGACAAGCGTGTCACAATAGTCAGAACGCCTGCAGCGATGCTTGCGTTCCTCGCTAGCCACTCTCTCTGTTTTGATGCTACGTTTCATTTTCCCCCTTCTGCTGCTTGGCAGC